AGGTCCTTTAAAAAAACGACCAAAACAAAATTATACATCTAATAGTGCATTAAATGATTTATTAAATGAAACAGCACAAGGAGATACAAACACACAATCAGGAAACGCTCCTGTAAACTTATCACAACCATTTGCAACTGGGGCTCCATTACCAACGGATACAACAGGAATGACAGAAGGAGTAGCAAACGCAGTAACAAGAGATTATAGTGATTTAATGAAACATATAAATAATAAAAAAAGAAATTAATAAATGGCAATTCAGCTAAGTGAACCAGGAAAGTTTATAAATATAAACCCCCTAGATGCAGATGATAATGTAGCTATAGGGGTAACATTTCCTTTTAATGGTAATGCTGTTTTTAATTCATCTTTTACAACAAAAACTCAAATAAAATCTAATCTATTAAACGTATTATTAACGGATCCAGGAGAAAGAATAATGGAACCTACTTTTGGTGTTGGAGTAAAAAGACTATTATTTGAACAAAACATAAATGAAGACGATTTAAAAGAAAGAATAAATGGCCAAGTTAATATTTATGTACCAGAAATAGAAATAACTAAATTAACTACTAAATTTATAGCAGATGATCATACTCTTTTTATTAGATTAACTTATAAATTTATATTAGATAATTCGTTAGACGCAATACAACTTAATTTTAAATAATGGCATATTCAAAAACATCAAATAAAAAACAAGATAAAGAATTAAGATATTTAAATAAAGATTATAATTCATTTAAAGATCAACTTTTAGATTTTGCACAAGTATACTTTCCTAATACTTATAATGATTTTAGTGAAGGATCACCAGGAATGTTATTTATAGAAATGGCGGCATATGTAGGAGATGTTTTATCTTTCTATACAGATACTCAATTAAAAGAAACATTTTTATCTTTAGCCCAAGAAAAAGAAAACCTATATAGTTTAGCTTATTCTTTAGGATATAGACCTAAAGTAGTAACAACATCAACAACAGATTTAGAATTATATCATCTAGTACCTTCAAAACTAGTAGGATCTACATATAAACCAGATTATACTTACGCAATTAAAATAAATGAAGGATCTACATTTGATTCTTCTGAAGGATCTACATTTAGACTAAACGAAATAGTAGACTTTAATTTTTCTTCCTCCTTTAGCCCAACAGAAGTAAATATATATCAACTAGACACAGCGAATAACCCACAATATTATTTACTAAGAAAAAATGGAAAAGTAATATCTGCAGAGACAGTATCAAAAACATTTACAGTAGGAACTGTTGAAAAATTTAAGACAATAAATATTTCAGATGCAAATATAATAGGAATAGAATCTATAACAGATTCTGAAGGTAATAAATGGAGTGAAGTAGATTATTTAGCACAAGATACTATATTTGATGATGTAGAAAATACAGGTGGTAATGATCCTGATTTACAACAATATAATCAACAAACTCCATATCTTTTAAAACTAAAAAAAGCAACAAAAAGATTTATAACTAGATTTTTAGAGGACGGAACCCTACAACTTCAGTTTGGAGGAGGAATTTCTGATAAAGATGATGAAGAAATAATCCCTAACCCAAATAATATAGGATTAGGAATTAAAGATGGAAGAAATAAAATGGGAATCGCGTATGATCCCTCAAACTTCCTATATACTAGAGCTTATGGTCAAGCACCCTCAAACACAACACTAACAGTAGCTTACCTTAAAGGAGGTGGAATGAATTCAAATGTAGGAGCAAATACAATAAATTCAACTAACACAGTAAAAACAACTACTAATCCTAATTTAAGTCCTGCTGTTAGAGATTTTTGTGTAGAATCTTTAGCATGTACTAATCCCAGCCCCGCTTTAGGAGGAGGAACAGGAGATAGTGTTGAAGAATTAAGAATGAATACTATGGCTTCTTTCTCAGCTCAAAATAGAACAGTAACTAAAGAAGATTACATAGTAAGAACCTATTCTATGCCTGCTAAATTTGGAAGAATAGCTAAAGCTTATATGGTTCAAGACGATCAATTAGAATCTTATACAGGTGAATCTAATAGAATACCAAATCCTTTAGCATTAAACATGTATATTTTAGGATACAATAGATTAAAACAATTAACTAAATTAAATCCAGCAACAAAACAAAATCTATCAACTTATTTAGAAGAACATAGAATGTTAACGGATGCTATTAATATTAAAGATGCTTATTCTATTAATGTATCTATTGATTTTGAAGTAATTACATTTAAATCTTTTAATAATGAAAAAGTTATATTAGATTGTATAAATGAATTAAAAGAGTTTTTTAATATAGATAGATGGCAAATAAACCAACCAATAATAACTCAAGAAATATATAATTTATTAGGAACAGTTGAGGGGGTTATGAATGTACAAAATGTAAAAATAAATAACCTATCTGGTCAATCAAAAGGATATTCTCAATACAAATATGATATTGAGGGAGCTACTAAAAACGGAATAATATACCCATCATTAGATCCAAGTATATTTGAGGTAAGATTTCCAGATATTGATATTAAAGGTAGAACAACAACATATTAAAATGGCATATTATTCAATTTTCCCTGAAAAAGACACTACATTATATTCTCACCCTAACAGAATAGGACTAAATACAGGACATGATGAAATTCTTGAAATAGCAAAAGAAAAAGGAAATTCAGATGCAAGATATTATCCTTCTAGAGTATTGATAAAATTTAAAACATCAGAAATTCAAGATGTACTTACAAATAAAATAACAACAACAGTATGGTCTTCTTCTTTAGAATTATTTTCTGCTGAACATAAAAATTTAGCTACAATTTTAAATGTAGAAGCATATCCTTTATCACAATCTTTTAACGAAGGAACAGGTAGATTCACAAATATACCTACAGGATCAGATGGAGCAAGTTGGTTATATAAAGACGATGCAACATTTAAAACCTTATGGGTATCAGGATCAAATCAGGGCACAGATTTAACCTTTAGTTCTTCATCACTTAATATAAATGAATTACCTACAGGTTCACAAATGGAATTAACTATTAATGGGGTTGATTTTATTCCAGTAGTATCTTCTTCTTTATTTGATAATAGTACATCAGAAAATTACGTAGAAATAAGCTCATCAATAGATATTTTTGGAGCTAATTTATCAGAAGCAATAAATTTATCTTCTTCCTTAACATTAGTTTCAAGTTCTTATGTAACTTCTTCTAATACCTTAATATTATCTGGATCAGATATAGGATCTTTATATAATATCACAGTAACTACAAGTTCAATAAGTGGAAATAATCAAAAAGTATTCAGAAGTAATCAATCAGCTGGTTTTTCACTTCAGGGGGGTACAAGTACAATAACAACTTTATTTAATGATGGAACAACTGGATCTATAAATTCTTCTTTTATAACTCAAGGAGGAGGAGTGTGGTACACAGGAAGTGGTTTTAAAGCTACCCAACAGTTTTTAAATGGGGATGAATTAGATTTAAAATTAGATGTAACTTTAGCTGTACAAAAACACTCAGCAAGTCTATTTCAAAGTTCAACATACCCCACAGGAATTGAAAACCATGGTTTTATAATAAAACAACCAGAATCAGTAGAAATAAATACATCTAGTAGTTTTGGGGAAATGGCTTATTTTTCTGTAGATTCACATACAATTTATCCTCCTAAATTAACATTTAAATGGGATGATTCATCTTATTCTATAGGAAGTGGTACTGTATTAAATAGTGGAGATATATTTTTAGCATTATATAACAATAAATCTGAATTTCAAAGAAAATCAAAACAACGTTTTAGATTAACTACAAGAAAAAGATACCCAGATAGAGCCTTTACTACAAGCTCAAATTATTTAGATGTACAATATTTACCTAATACTAGCTATTATAGTGTAAAAGACGCAGAAACAGATGAAACAATAATACCTTTTGATACTGTATTTACAAAATTAAGTGCTGATAGTGAAGGCATGTTTTTTGATTTATTTATGGAAGGATTTCAACCAGAACGTTATTATAAACTAATGTTTAAATCAAACAATAATGACGGTATTCAAATTTTTGATGAAGATTATTCTTTTAAGGTAGTTAGATAATGACATATAAAAAGCAAAAAATAGAAATAGGAAAAAAGGTTTATGGAAATAAAACTTTAGGATCTTTAGTAGATCGTTCTTTTAAAGAAATAGTAAAACAAACTCCCTTACCAGATCTTACAAAATTTTTTAAAAATTATGATGAACTATTTTTTGATATTCCTCAAAAAGGAGATAAATCCCATACATTTCTTATAGAAAGTAGTAAAGATTATATCTCTGATTATAAAGATCCTAAAGATGACGAAATAGAAGAATTAAATAATCAAATTATAGAGTTAGAAGCTAGAATAGATGAATTAGAAAATCCTGATGAACATCGATTCTATAAAAATGGAACTGTTATGTCTAGAGGAGGTGGAGGTAACTATTATTATATGGAAGGAGGAAAAAGAAGAAGATTAGTTGGAGGAAGACCAGGGGAAACATGGGCAGCATTAAAACAATCTATGGGGTATAAAGAATCAGATGATGATTTTGAAAGTAAAGCAGTCATAAAAGTAGCAAGAAATATAGTAGACCAAATACCTGAAGGACCTTACTTAGACATAGAAGACATAGCAGGAGGTAAAGCTAAAACAGTTAAATCAGTTAAAGTTAGATTAGATCCTTCAGATAGAAAAGCAAATCCTGATCTTTATGAAAGTGTTGAAGATTATTCTAAAGCTTTAGAAAAAGAAATTAATGAAGCATGGAATTTAGAAAGAGAATTAGAAATGATGTTCCAGAAATATAATAATCAAAGAAGACTTGGAGAAACAGAAGATGATAGAAAAGAGGGAAGAAGAATGTACCGACAAACTAAAAAAGAATTAGATAGAGCTAGAATAAAATTAGTGAAATTTAAAAGAATATTTGAAATGATAGAAAGCGGCGGAAACGTAACACTAACAGGAATAGATAATCTTTATGAAGAATTATTTGAAGGAGATATGAAAGACTCTTATTTAGTTTCAAAAGCAGAAAAAGCAAAATTTAAAGGATGGGAAAATGGATCTTTTGGAGATATAAGAAGAGGAGTAGATCCTGATACAGGAGAATATTATACATTTGGATAAAAAATGGCAAAATTCAATAGAAATACACGAGGCAAGAATAGTAAAGGAACTATTAAATTAAATAAGTCTTCCTTAAACCAATCACAGACGCAGGGAAGAGCTTTACCTACATCTCCTGTCAATTCATACCCAACTAGTCCTGTAGGAGGGTATCCTAAAACTCCAGAAGAAGCTGACTTGCAACAAAAAGAGCTTCAAAGAAGAGCTAATAATATAAATAAAGAAATAGAATATACTCAAGTTCAAGACCCTGGAGTAGATGATGCTACAAACTATGATGTTTTAGAACGTCTAGAAATAAATAATAATATAGAACATAGAATAATACCAAGAGAATTTGGTGGAGATAATGATTTTATAGAATTACATCTTTTTGACGCAGCAGGTAATAGATTATCATCTGTTCATGATTTTACTCAATATGATTTTCCTCCAAACTCAGGAGAAACTACAAAAGAAATCCATTTTGATCCTAAAAGAATATTAGACCAAATGGGATATACCTTTGGTAAATATAAGATAATATTAAACTTTCAAAGACAAACATTATTTAAAATATCTAAGGGCCCAGATGTAGATAATAAATTATTTAATATAAAATCTATATCATCAGATAGAACTGAAATCACAGCAATATCTCCTTTTGTTAGTAATAATTTATTAGAAAGTCAAGTACAAAGTTATATTGAAAAAATAGAATCTTCATTAATCTTTCAAGATTTTACTTGTAATTTTAACCAAAACAGAATAGCATTAGGAATTAATTTAGGAGTTGGGTTAAAGTCTAAAAGATATGAATTATTAATAAAATTATATGAACCTTTAGATAATACTGTAGGAATAGGAGATAGATTTAATGTTACTGAAGATATTATGGATCCTATATCTTTTGATTTAGATTTAGGAGAACCAGAACCAGTAGATGAAAGTATACCTTTAAGAGGTCCTAATTTTAGAGCAGATACAAGATTATTAAGTAGTATACCTTCATCATATAAAAGTTACAATGAAATATTAGAATATAATGTAACATCATCTTATCAAAATTTAGTTAATAGTTTAGAAAACACAGAAATACCAGAAATACAATATGATTACATAAAACCTATAAATGATACAGGGTCATTAGAGGTATCTTACCATTTTGATAATTTTGTTCATTTTGGAAGTGCTACTGAACGTTTAAAAAATTTCGAATATAAATTAAAGTTATTAGAGATATATGATCACCAAATATCAGATATAAATACTATAGGGGGAGCTACATCAGAAAGTGTAGCAGTTAGAGGTAATAAAAATACTATTAAAGATAAAAAAACAAATTTAATAAAAGCTTTTGATGGGTATGAAAGATTTTTGTATTATGCCTCAGGAACTTATTCTTGGCCTAAAGGGGATACAACCTTACCCTTCACACAAAGATCAGTAACATCTTCAGAAGCAAAAATATGGTTAGGTAGTGATATAAGTTCAAATCCTTATTATGGTGGTCAATTATTATCATCATCTTTATTTGATAGACAAAACAGTGATAATTTATTACACATAGTTCCTAGACATATATTAGAAAATGATGAAAATAGTCAAGCTTTTCTATTTTTAAATATGATAGGTCAACATTTTGATAGCATATGGACATACATTCACCATATGACTAAACAAAAAAATAATAGTCATAAATTTGGAGTATCTAAAAACTTAGTATCATTTGCTTTAAAGAGTTTAGGAATAGAAACTTTTGACCAATTTGAAAACACAGGATTAATAGAATATATTCTAGGAGAAGGAACATCAGGCAGTGCGTTTTATGGGACAACACACCACTATTCATCTTCAGGAGTAGCATCAGAAACATTAATAACAGCATCTAATGATGGTTCTATTTCAAAACAAGATATAACTAAAGAAACTTATAAAAGATTATTTCATAATGCACCTTATCTTTTAAAACATAAAGGAACAGAAAGAGGAATTAAAGCTTTAATGAGTTGTTATGGTTTACCTTCAACAATACTAAATATTAAAGAATATGGAGGACCTAATAAAGATAGAAATACAACAACTTCTTTTAGTCATGATAAATATACACTAGCCCTAACAGGAGACACAACATCTACATCAGAATTTTTTATACAAACCCCCTGGAATTCATCAACAACAAATGCTCTATCATCATCTGCAAAAACAGTTGAAGTTAGAACAAAACCATATAGATCAACTAATCCAGCAAGTACTTATTATAGTAGAAAGTACCATATATTTGGATTATCAGGGAGTGTAGAATCAAATGACACTCACCTAATATTAGCCCCACATACATCTTCTAATACAGAAGGAGCAATAACAGATATATCTTCTTCGGGAGATGGAATAACGTATGGAAAGTTACAGTTAATGGTTAACAATACAATTGCAGCAGAAACAAATAATTTTCCTGTGTATAACGGAGATTTTTGGAATGTATATATAGGAACTTTAGGGACATCAGGAAGTGCCGCAAATTTAGAATTTGGAGCTTATCAATCTAATTTCAATAAACATATATCGTATGTTAAATCAACATATTCTATGTCAGAACTACAAAGATCTAGAACCTGGGGTGATCCTTATTATAATGGGGGTTCTGGTATTGGAGGATCTAAATTTGCCTTTTTAGGAGGAATGCCTTTAAACAGTGATGCAACATATAATACTTTAGATAGACTTAGATACTCAGGTTCGTTTCAAGAATTAAGATATCATTTTGGAGAACTATTATCACACGAAACATTAAAAAAACATGCATTAGATTCTTTAACATATAGTGGTAATTCAGTATCTTCTTCTTATGAAAATTTAGTTTTAAGATTACCTTTAGGAAGTAATCTTATAAAAAATAGTGAAAGCTTCCACCCAGCTATAAGTGGAGCAAAATCCATTAACTATCTAGCAGCAGGAAGTAACATTTCAAGTAGCATATCAATACCTAAATACACATCACATATAGAAACTATCCATTCTATTACTCCTGATATAATAGCTATAACAAGTGATAAAATAAGAATAGATACAGGATCCGTAGATGATAATATGCTGTCATTAAATATAATGTCTACAACACCTACTACAGATAGAATAGCAGAAGATTATGAAGATTTAGGTATATTTTTCTCTCCTACAAATGAAATAAATGAAGATATATTAAATACTTTAGGAAATTTTAGGTTAGATGATTATATAGGATCTCCTCTTCCTGCAGATCAAAATTCAAACTCTTATAAACACATAGGAATATCTAACACAGGTAATAGTTTAAATGAACTACAAGATTTATATTTTAAAAAATATCGTAAAGGTAAGGATAAATATGATTATAGAGATTATATAAAATTAATCCAATACATGGATCATACGTTGTTTAAAATAATAGAACAACATGTACCTGCAAGAACCAATTTAAAAACAGGAATTTTAATAGAACCTCATTATTTAGAAAGAAATAAATTCTCTAGAAATCTACCAACAACAGATGAGTTTACAACTATGTTACCTCAATCTCATCAACATTTTCAGGCAGTTATAGAAACAGGTTTTATAGAGGGAGCAGCAGTAAATGTTTATAGTGACATTGGGCCTACTCAAAGAAAATTATTACAAAAATCAACAATACAGGATTTAATTACTATTCCTGCAACTGGAAGTTTAACTTCAGGATCTAATTATGGACGCCAATCATCAGGAAGTAGAATGCATGGAGCAAGTACTTTATCAGAATTTAAAATTGATATAATGGGTGATTATGTACTTGATGAAATCCAAATAGCAGCTCAAGCTCCTATAAATCCAGTAGTAACAACAGGCATACCTTTTGGTTATAAGCCATATTTATCTAGTGTATTATTAGGAAATGCAACAACTGCTCCTTTATCAAAAATATACTTTAGAAGTTTACAATCAGGAAGTGAAAATGATTATTAATATTTATTAACATGGCACAAATATATCCAAATAATTTCGCACCAGCCCCTAAAAGAAGTTCTGTAGCCCATCAACCAGGACAAAAAGAAGGAGAAAAAATATCAGATGGTAGAGATTACTCTGTAGAATTTGATGATTCTTTATTATCTTTTGAAGGGTGGACAAATCCTAGACATGATGGGTGTAAATTACAACAATTATATGTAAATAAATTCTCACAACCAGGAACCCCTATCCAAATAGGGGGATTTAAACACCACCATATTAATAATTTAGCCTTAGTAACACAATCATGGGCGGGAGATATAAATTTAGATAATACTCCAGTATTAAGATATTGGACAACTTCTATATTTTTTGGATCAACAATAGCAGGATTTGATGAAGATCCAAGATTTCCAGGAGTAGGAAATGATTTTTCTTCTATATTTGTAAATAAGATATTCACATTTGACCCACATACAGATGAATATTTCATAACAGAAATACAAGATGGTTGTTTATATGATGAAGTATTTGAAAGAATGCTAAAACAAGATATGCGTTATGCAGATAAATTTTCAATAAGAATACTAGATGAAACAACAGAACATGACTTAAGTTTTGAACATAATGTTCATTATAATAGAGGATTATTTGCTAAAATAGCAAGTTTTGTAACATGTTCTGATCCTCCTTTTTCTTGTGAAATGCAACTAAATACTCAGTATTCACCTTTTAATCAAACAAAAGACGAAAAAAGAGATTATTATGGAATACCTATATCTGCTAGTAATGGATTATTATCACAAAATAATGTGCCTTTCTTTTGGAATGGACATAATAGAAAAGACGTAACAGGATCTTTCATAGTAGAAGATAATCAAGATACTTGGTGGTGGAGACAACCTCAATCATCCTCATT